CACCTACACGATCTGCTGTTTTACCATAACATTCTTTATAACATTGAGCATATGCTGCACTTTGTAAATCATAAGTTGTTTGTAAGTGATTAGAAGTTTTAAAATCAATAACCCATAATTCACCATCAATTTCACAAATACAATCACAAGTACCAGCTACTTTAAGTTCTTCACTAAATAAATGTACTTCGGTTTCTATTAATGTTGGTTTATAAGTTTCCCAAAAATCGACAAAACGTAAAAACATTTGCCAAACTAAAGGGTCCATTTTAGGATAACCTTCTTTATTAAGATATGTTAACTCTTTACCTTCAAAGTATTTTTCAATCATTTCATGAACTTTAGTACCTTCTTCGGATGCCTTTTTAACAATCCAATCTGCACTATAACCTACTTTTTTAAGCCAATCTTGAAAATGCTTACCTTTAGGATAGCAATTTAAAACATAAGTAATAGATGGATAATATTCACCATTACGTCTGTAATACCTTGAATCAGGTAGAGTAATCTGTTTGTGATCGTCTGAGATCTCTAGTATTCTATTGTATGATTTTTTGATCATATAGATAATTTATGTTCCATTAAATTATAATAGGTAAGTGGAACTGTTTTTTGTATTAGTTTTGTGAAATTTTTAAAACCCATTTCACTCGGATCCTTATCTTGTAAATCTACAAGATAGACTTCTTTTCCTTCCGCCATTAATCTTTCACAGAATTTTAAAGCTTGTTTAATTGCATCCCTATCTAATGCAATATAAATTTTATCTACTACAGAAGTAACTATTTTTTTCATTAAACTACTCTGTATGTTTTTCCCTAATAGGGGGATTGCGTTTCTTTTTATAGCCATAGCATCAAATAACCCTTCACATAAAATAACTGGTACGTTCCAATTTATTAAATGTTCATTTGGGATTACATCTCTACTTGCTGATGGATTACGATACTTAACATATGGTTCTTTTTCAAATGAACGGGCGGTATAATAATTTATATTTCCATCTTTATCGTAAGTTGGTAATATAATCATATTTTTATATAAACCTTCTTTACAGTAACCTATATTATATTTGATTATATCGTATTTACTCACATGCCTATTTTTTAGGTACGCAAGCGCATGTCTGGCCATAATATCGCTAGTATCAACGTTATTTAGGCTAATATATTCGGTAGGTAACACAACACTAGATACAACTTGTGTTTCTTTAATAGATTTTGAAGTTTTAACAAGTGATTTAAGTTCTGTAAATTTACTTACATCAGTTTTTAATTGCTTAAATAAATTATATATAGTAGTACCTCTAGCATCACATGCCCAACAATGCCAAGGATTTTTACCTTCACGATTCTCAGTTAAATTAACTTCTAATTTTGGTTTATGGTGATTACAAAAAGGACAATGATAAGCATAATTATTTCGAGCAGTAGCTTTGCCCGAACCTAACACAGAGTTCACTAACGTAACCAATAATTGATTTACCATATGTGGTAATATATGAAACTATATTTTATTTGACACGGAATCTTCAAATTTAATATCTGCTAAATCTTTTGTAAAAAACTTACCTAAAATATTATCATTAAAAAATTCATCTGGTTTTTCTAATACTTGATAAAGCATTTGATATTTAACTTCAAAATATGTCATTGATTTTTTATTAGGACACATTTTTAAAATTATACGTTCAAATTCATCCTTTTTACCTTCCAGTAATAATTGCTTGATATCTTTTTGAGAACCATAATAATTAATCCAATCGGATTCTTTTACTACTAATTTATATGCAGGACGGCGACCAACTATTCCTTGTAGTTTTGCTAACTCTTTTTTTCCCAGTTTTTGTTTTTTATTATGAAATAAAACTTTTTTCCCAATGTAAGATTTTCCAGTAGGTTTATGTGTAACCATATAAACAAAACCAAATGTATTTTCTGGAAATTGAGTAACATCGCCTATTGTGTGTGTTTTATAGGTCCAACTCATGTGTGTATTTTTGTGGTTATACATATTATCCAATTCCATCCCAATAGATTTTTTCTGGGGATAAGTGAATACAATGTGTATTTAAAGAGATTACCTGGTAGAATAGTTGTTTAAAAACATAGTCATCTGTTCCAGCATTATTAGACATTGTTGGGTATACTTGATAAAGATTTTCATATACTTCCTTTAAAGCTTTTAAATTAAATAATTGAAAATAACCCCAACCTAACCATTGTTGTGTTATTTTACTTTTCATTTTAAACGTTTCTTTAAAATTAATTTCGTCAAGATTTTCATCCCCATTAAGGTTAATTCTACCCATTGTATATAAGTAAAGAGCATCTGGCATTGTGCCTAATTCATGATTATGAGGTAAGACACGTTCTAAATAAGTATGTCTAAGTTTTCCATTAATATGAGTTGAAGAAAAGGTTGATGGGAAATTATCTTGTAATAATACGTCTGCATCTATATGGCAATACCATTCTTGGTCTTTACCTATATAATTAATACCCTCATTTATTGCCGCTCCCTTATTAAAATTTCTTTTATATATTTCCTGGGATAAAATATATTCTAAATTATGTTTTTTGCACAATTTAATAGTTTCATTATCATCTTCATGGGTTACAATAACCCATCTTTTAAAAAATCTTTTATTTGAAATACAATATTTAAGGTAATGAGAAAAATTCACACAGACTGTAACTGCGTTAATATCTATTGGAATCATGAAATATAACTAATTAAAAATAAAACTTTACGAATAATCCTCCCACAAACTATAATCTAAATGTGGATATAAATCTTTTACTCCTGCAACATCGCTGGCAAATACTGGTTTTAAATAATCTTTAGTTGAGGATAATATTGTACTATTATAATTTCCTTCAAATATTTTTATAAAGGACTGAGTGTCTTCAAAATGACTAATTCCTAAAAAGGCACATATTTTATTATATTCCTCTAATGGATTTGCTAATATACTTTCTTGTAAGGCGACATAAACTTTATCTGATCCTATAGCCGTTACCCATGCTGTTAAATTAGCTAAATATTTACTTCTAGAAACTAGATTATTACCATCTACTTTTACTACATCAATAAATGGAACATCATGGTAAGCACTACCCCAACTTGGTCTTTTTGAATCTATATGATTCCAATGACTATAAGCTCTATTAATTGGATCTCTTAATAAAATAATTACTTTAGCATCTGGTAAGTCTGATGCTATTCTTGTTGCTGCTCCCCCATTATTGGCTTCATCTAAAGGAAAATAATTAGGTGAAGATTCTCCTATTGCTTCTAAGTTTCTTGGAAAAAAGGATTTATATATATCAAATGAACCAGATAAATTATAATTAGTATCTAAATTAAAATAATCAGTTTCTTTATTTGCTACTTTCATATTACCGTCCCAAGAACCTGTTTGAGCAGCATAATTATAATCTTCATCATTTAAAACTCTATTTTTCCAATATTGAGTTAAACAAAAAATATCTTGGTGTTTATTTAAGTTAAAAGCAGCTGCTGTTGTGCCACCTTTCATAACTCCTGCTATAATAAAATTTGGTGTGTTTGAATGCATAATACTATTTGTTATAAATATACGTAATAATTTTAGACTTTACAAGTTATTTTTGTAATTTAATTTTTCTGTTTCTGTTTTTTCACGTACAACACCTTTCCATGCATTAGTTGCCGCCGTATCTTTTCTAGTTCCTACTAACATTATATTATATTTACCATCTTCATTTGATGTAATTTTAATTTTAGTAGCACTAATATTTACTAAACCGAAAGCTTTTCCAAAATGTCCGTCTGCACTAACCCACAATTGGCTATCTTTGTTTAAATATCTATAATATTCAGGTAATATAATTTCTGCTTCATTATTAATAGTTGTAACAGAAAATCTATAAATGTTATCCCCTGCTGTAGGTGATTCAACAAAACTATGGTATAAATCATGTGTGGCAGATAACTCTGAGTTTGGATGGTCTATTTTAAATGTACCTGTTCCTTTAGTTAATGATCCATAAGCACATACATTACAAGTATATAATGTATGGCTATTTGGGGTTATACTTTTATTACATAATGCGGCTACAACAACATTATTTCTTGTAGTAGTGTTACATAAATTAATACTACAACCACCTAAAATAATGCTACTTTGCATATTTTTTATACAACCTATATGTGATCCTATTACAGCTGAGGATAATGACGCAGATACATAGTTTCCAGTACCACCTCCTATTATATTACCTCTGTTATTTTGGGTAGAACCACTATCTA